TATAACAATAAGCATTATGTTGCTGTGTGTTGGCTTGGTGGCTCCAATCCTACCGACAAGCCTTCAAATAAAGCTATTGCATCTGTCAAGTGGCTCTATGAACAAGTCGGTGGAGAGCTAAAACCACACTCCTCGTTTAAACAAACACAGTGTCCTGGAGATGCCTGGCGACAATGGATTATAGAGGAGAAATCACCTACAATATCTAACGCTTCACCACCAGATGTGCATATACCAAATAGTTTTGAGAAGAAACTTGATGATATTCTTACTAAACTAGAAAGCATAGAAAGAAAATTAAAGTTAGGAAAGTTAATACAATGACACCAGAATTAAAAGATATGTTAGAAAGAGCAGTGTGGACATTCATAGAAGGGTTCATAGGAGCTTTAACCATTAGCCCAATCGTGGGTGTTGATGCAAACTCACTACAAATTGCAGCTATTGCAGGTGGTGGAGCAGCTTTATCTGTCATTAAAACATTCGCAAAGAAAAAAATTAGTTAAACCTTTTATTGTCTTAGGTATCCTGTAAACTGTTATTAACAGGGATAAAGGAGAGATATGCCTAAGAAAAAATCACACAAAAAAACTGCTATACCTGCAGAGAATGGGAATAACTTTTACAAAGCTGGATGGCAGCCGAGTATAGATATAGACCCTAACACAGGTAAAGGTGAAGTCGTACATGTAGGAACAGACCCTAACTATGAGAATGACTTCGATAACATACTTAAGAACTGGGGATTTGACCCTAAGATATACGAGATAGATGGTATCTTAAAGGTATCTTCATGGAATGCACAGCTTAAAGGTGGTATCGTTGAAACCTTCCACGCATTTAAAGGAACTATACGCAGGAAATCAGCAACACATGACAAACATTACAATGAGTTGTTTAAACATGCTATTAAAAAACCACCACTAACTAAAAGAAATATCTTTGGTGGTGACACAGCAATGTTATTTATGATGAGCGATTGGCAGTTGGGCAAGGACGATTACGGAGTTGAAGCTACCATAGCTAGGTATGATGTAGCGTTGCAAGATGGTGTAAAGCTATTAAAAAATTACAGGAAGATGGGTAAGAAGATAAATGAGATTTATCTAGTAGGAATGGGCGACCTTACAGAAGGGTGTTCTAAATTCTTTTACGACAGTCAGCCACACAATGTCTCTCTCAATCTTTTGGAGCAATACTCACTAGCAAGAGCTATGATATTCAAGACAGTAGAGACATTCTTACCTCATGTAGATAAGATTACATTAACTGGTGTGCCTGGTAATCATGGAGAGATGACGAGAAGTGGCAAAGGTCAAGTGCTATCTAATAGATTAGACAACTCGGATACTATGCACTTAGAAATAATGGATGAGATATTTTCTGCTAACAAGGAGAGATACAAAAAAGTAAAGGTCATAGTACCAGAAGGTTATCACTTGAACTTAGAGATTAAAGGAAAGAAGACTGCATTTACACACGGTCACATGACTAATGGTGGAGGTAATGCAGAGGCTAAGATAGAGGCTTGGTGGAAGGGTCAGATGTTTGGCTTTCTACCAACAGGAGAAGCAGAGATACTTATAACTGCTCACTATCATCACTTTCGTGCTAAAAATCAAGGCGATAGACACTGGTTTCAATGTCCTTCTCTTGATAAGTCTATTGATTTCACACAAAGAAGTGGGTTATGGTCTCATCCTGGTGTGCTTACTTTACTTATAGATGACAGAGGTCCAAGTTTCCCAGTGATTGTTTAAACGGAGTATTCAGAATACTTTAATGTAAGTTCTTCACCAGCTTTAATATCAGTAATTGTTTTGATGTAATGGTATCGTTGTATCTTTACCCTCATGCAGTTAGGTGTGTCACTGTGATTAACAAACCCACCTAGTGGTGTTCGTATAAGATTTTTATAGATGTAATCAGTCACATGACTTACACCTAGTACCTCACCTTTCGCTATGTCCTTTAAAGAAAACAATCCTAGTCCTTCTATCTTGCTAGGCTGTATGGTTAGGTATTTTGGTAGTGGTCTATACATTGTTTAAACATGCTAGTGCTATGTCTTTTATTTTAACTAGCACACCTACACTAGCGTTATCATCTCCACCATTTACTTGTTTACCTGCATGATATAGTTCTCTTGCTAAATTTTTCATCACATCTATCGGTACAATGTAGGTCATAACTGGTATGTCTTTGCCTTCTATCTCTTTGACTAGCATAAGAGCCCAGTAGTCTGCCTCTGTTACAGCGATACCACTTGGCTTACCTCTGCATTCAAACTCAACAAAATGATTACCTGTCTTTTCCCATATATGTCTTTCACTCTTGACCTCTACAAGACTGCCCTTCATAAATTCCTCGAAGGTCTTTTCCATCTCTTGACCTTTAGCTAAATCAATATCAAATTTACTGTTCTTCAAAATGGTAACTCCTCGCTAGTGTCCTGTTGTTCTGCTTTCTTAAGCAGTGCATGACACTCTTTGTATGTCCATGTGTGTAGTGCATTGTCCTCACTGTGCTTGTATCTTCTACCACAGTAAGTGTTACCTTCGAAGTCTTGATAGGTTATGTTACCTAGTTTCTTACAGTCGAAGGTTTGCTTACATCTTGTATCGGGTGGTGCTGGTATATCAAAGTTGTGTTCGGGATATCTTGCTTTAATCTTTTCAACAAACTTGTTTAAACCACTACTGCCTATGTCTTCTAAAGCCATTCTTCTGGAACACCTTTAGCTCCACTGCCACCTATGTATCCACCCCAGCCACAACCATTTGCAGAAGGTCTGTACTTAGCGTCATGTGTTTCACATATAAAGTCTGGTATGTTCTTGATACCACTGCCGTCTGGAGCGTTAGCTTTTCTCTCTCTCATGTCTGATATGTCATCTGCCTTGTTACAAGTAGGGCATACCTTAACAATCTCTACATCTCCAAAGACATCTGTCACACGCTTGACTAAGTCTATCTCTCTTTCAACTGTGTCTACAAAATTTGATACCATGTCTGCTGTCCAACTTTCAATGTCTGCGTCTACCTGCCCACTGTTCTTTAGTTCTGTGTACACTTTACGCTTAAGGTCGTTTCTCTCGCCCTCATTAGGTATCATTTCTTTTAGTATATGATTAACTTGGTCTGCAATAGGTGTCTGTTTTGCCCCTATGTCTTTAGCAAACTCTTGCTTTGCCTTGTTTAAACTACTAGCTTCATCTTTGCTTACTGCTTTGACTGGTGCTTTCTCTACCTCTACTTTAGGTTTAGATACTGGTGCTGACTTGTTCGCATAGTGTTCTTCTTCTGTTACATCACCAGTCCATAGGTGTAGTCCTATACCATGACGCATAGCTCCTCGCTTAAGAGCGTCTGACATACAAAGTTTTAAAAGTTCGCCCTCTGTGTTGTTGTTATTAACATCTACGCTATCAACATCTCCTACCTCATCATGTGCTACACCAAACAAAGTAAATGTAGTGACTGCTCCTCGTACTCTACCTTCACTGTCTCTTACGATTTCTTTAAGTGTGTGTGACCACTCGCCATAAGCAACATCATTTAATCTCTTTGTTACTAAGTGATGTGGAACATAAGACCCGAACTTGCCCTTCGGAGGTGCTTTAACTTCGTCCTTGCTGAATGCCTTAGTCAATGCCTTCTTAATTTTATCGTCCATTTATCTACCTTCTTTCTTTATTATTTTGTATACTCTTTGTCTACTTATATTTAATTCTTGAGCTATCTGATTGACCTTCCAACCACAACTCATGGCTTGTGTAATTAGATTAGCTCTTGCCTCTGACAAATTATCTAACTCTCTTTTCTTTTTATCTAACTCTGTCTTGTTGTACCATAGCTTAGTTTTAATATCTACCTCAACCATTCTTGTTCTCTCTTATCATCTTTCTTAATCTACTTTCTGTAAGCCATAGACCATACCTGTTTAAACTACCTTTAACTAATTCTCTTAGTGCTAGTAAAACTGCAGTCAAGTATGCACCAAGCAAAAATGATATGATTAGTCCTTGTACTGATAACACTATTCTTCCTCTGCTTTCTGATTACCTTGTGATACGAGTTGTTCATTGTAACTCTGCTCGAACTCTGCTATTAACTCATCAACTCTTTTTGCATTGAGCTTTGTAAGTATGTTTGTCTTCTCAATCTTCTGTCCACCACATGCGTTAGCTAATTTAATAGCCCATGTTTTTAATTCTTTAGGTGTGCTAAATATATTAGCCATGTCTTCCTTTCTATTTGTGTAGTCTGTTTAAACTACGATACTGTTTGTTTTGTTTCCACTTCTTCTATGGTCACGATAAACCCTCCGACATCTCTGAACTGTCTAACTTTTTTTAGAGCGTCCTCTTTGTTATCGAAGGTGTGTATTTCCTCGCCACCTACTAGAGCTAGTGCTTTAACTTTATACATATCCTTTATTCTACTACTGTTGTCTATTAATGACAACATTAGTTGTTACTTCCTTTCCCCTCATGTAGATTTTTTAGATGATTTACTTGTGTCTTTCTGTCTGCTCTCATTAGTACCCCACCTTTTTTAGATTTACTTGCTCTGCGTTGTTGTCTATTCATATCTTCCTTTCTATTATTTAATCATATCATCATCATCATAGTCACAAGTATCTTGATGTTTGTCTTGCTTATCTTCATCAAAAAATACTTCGCCACATCCCCAACCACAATGTAATTCTTCTCTTTTTGAGAGTTCTTTTTGTGATGGGATTTTGAACATATCTTCCATCCATTTATTTCGTGCCATTTCTGACCTCCTTGTTTGTTGCTTATATTACTTAGACTATTTGTTTTCAAAAAGGTTACATCTTTTTTTTTTTTTAAAATGTTATTTTTTTTTTTTTTTTTTTATTACCCTGTTTAAACAGTAAGCTCATTGAGTAAGTCGCTGTCAACATCTGCTCTGCCAAATACTCTGACACTGGCTAGAGTTATGAGCTTGACTAATTGGTACACATCTCTTGGTA